CCGTTCTCGCCGATGCTCGGGGTTATGCCGTCCGTTCCGCTTGCGCCCGCCGGGCCGGTGTCGCCCGGTTCGCCCTTCGGCCCCTGTTCGCCCGGATCTCCCTTGTCGCCCTTTGCGCCCTGCAGCGGCCCGTTGTTGACCCATGCATTCGTCACGCCGTCGTAGATGTAAATGTCATAAGGTGCAGCCGCGCCCACGCCGTAGGCGTCGCCTACCTCCGGATTCTTGACCGACGCCTGCAGCGCGGAGACCGAGCCGTAATAGCCCTTGACCGTAAAGCCCGTTCCCGTATCGCCCTTCGGGCCGGTCAGGCCTGCCGGGCCCTGCGGGCCGGTCTTCCCCTGCGGGCCGGTTTCGCCCGGGTCTCCTTTTGGGCCCTGCGCGCCCGTGTCGCCCTTCTCGCCTTTCTCGCCCTTTTCGCCGGGTTCCCCCTTCGGGCCGGTGTCTCCGGTCGCTCCCTTTGGGCCTTCCGCACCTGCCGCGCCGGTGTCGCCCTTCGGTCCCTGCTCGCCCTGCGGGCCGGTCTCGCCCTTTGGCCCCTGTGAGCCGGTTTCTCCCTTTGGACCCTGTGCACCAGTCTCGCCCTTCGCGCCGGTGTCTCCCTTCTCACCCTTGACGGTCTCGACGTTGAAGTCAAATGTCTTCCCGTCCGAAAGCGCGATCGTGTACGTTGCCGTCGTCCCGCTCTGCGATTTCTTCGTGATCGACGTGATGCTCGCGCCTGCCGCGCCGGTGTCGCCCTTTGCGCCCTGCGGCCCCGTCTGCCCCTGCGGGCCGGTCGCGCCCGTCTCGCCCTTCGGCCCCTGCGGGCCCATGACCGAGCCGAGGTCTATCACGCTGCCGTCCGTCAGCGTGAAAATCAGCTTCCCCGCGTCCGTAACCTCCACGGCCTTTACCCCGCGGGAGATCAGCCCGCCGATCGTCACCGTGATCTGATTTGGAATCTCTACCCTCATATCTGCTCCTTACTCCACGAACGCCCGGTTCCCGCTCGCCAGCGTCGTCTTGTCGCCGTGCGTGTACCGGATATCGTAGGTGTATTTCCCCTTCTGGAATTTTGCCGTGACCGTCGCGTCGAAGTTCAGCGTGACCTGGTCATTCTCCACCTTCGCAAAGCTGAACGTGTGTACCGTCTGCCGCGTATCGTCCAAAAACTCCACACTTACGCCGTCCGTCGTGCCCATTGTGACGGGCTCGCCGTCCTGATCCTGAAGCTCAAATTTCAATACGATCTCAAACGTATCCCCCTCGTACCACCGCAGCACCCCTTTATCGATGCGCGGACTCGGATACGCACCCGGAATCGGTGTCGCCATACCGCATCCCTCCTTTTCATCCAGTGTAGCAGACCCCCGCGCCGGATTCACCCCACGCCGCGAAGCAAAGGCCGGGGCATCTGCCCCGGCCTGCGGTTACTTGTACGGATTGTTTTCTTCTTTCCAGCTCGTCCCCATGGCCGCCCAGAGCGCGGCTTTCTGCGCCTTTGTCAGGTTCAGCCCATCCAGCACGGTCTGGATCCGTTCCTGCGAAACTGTCTGCGTTCCGAACTGCTTGAAGTACGTCTGCTTGTACTGCATGTAGGCGTCATAGCCGACGCCGTCCGCTGCCAGCGCGTCCATCTTCGCCTGCTCCTCGTCAGACGCCATGACAGAATAATAATATGCCGTCTTCGCGTTCTGTGGGATGTCGTAGGCGTACAGCATGGCGAGCTTTGCATTCTTGTTCTCGACCTTCTTCATGGCGGTCACGAATGCGTAGCTTTCTCTCTGGTCGGTTCCGCCCTCTGTCATGCCCTGATAGGCGGCAGTCTCCTTCGCGGACAGCGACTTGAACCCGCTCTCCACCCAGCTCTGTGCCTCTTCCGTCGCCGTCTTGCCAAACAGCAGCGCCTGCGCCCAGCTCTTGGCCCGGTCAGCGGGATTGTCGTTATACACTGGATACTGTAAGATGTCGCGTCCCTCGTTGTCTACCGTATAGCTGCCGCCGCGAGCCGCCGCCGTCGCGCCCTGATACGCCTTGCGGATCTGCCCGCCTCCGAACGGCGTCGCCAGATACAGGCCCGGTTTGATAAGCTCATCTGTAATCGTCTTTGCTTTCTTTGCGGGTGCCATATCCTCATTACTGGCCCAGATTGCTTTTCTGAGTTTCCCGATGTCCGGAAGCGCAGAGGCAACTGCAATTCTGCCATTGTCTATTTCAATCCCCATTGCCTCATCCAGTCCGAGGATCGTCAGCGCCTGTGTGCTCGGGGCCTCACTCAGAACGCGCCCCCATACGCCCGCAATCGCTTTATCTGTCGTCTGTTTCTCCGTCGTAAAATCGATTTTCTCACCCTTCGCAGCTCCGATCCCGGCCAGAACCATGTTCGGGATATGGTATCCGGTGAAATCTCCGACCGTATCATTGATGATATCCAGCGGATCCAGCGCCGGGCGGCGGCCCACAATGCTTTCGTAGAACTCATTGTAGATCCACGCGCCAATGAGGAATTTGAACATCGCCTTCGCCAGCGCCGCCACGCCCTTCTTCCGCTCCTCCTGCGCCATATCCTTGAAGATCCAGCTGAGCTCATTGTTGACCTCCAGCTGGAACTGTGTGAACAGCTTCACCAGCGGGTTCCGCGCAGAGTACAGCGTCGGCGTCGAGCCTTTGCTGCGGTCTGCCATGACGCCGGAGGCAAACTGGTCCGCCTCCTGCATCGCGCTCGTCTCGCTCATGCCCCGCCGCAGGTTCTGGTAATACCGCGCACGGACGACACTTCCCGTCGTAAACGTGTCAATGGATTCCATCAGCCGGCCTGCACCGGCGGAGACTTTATCCATCGTGCTCATGGCCAGCCGCCTGTAACCGCTGCGGTTGTTGATGAACGTCGACGCAGAATCCAGCCCGTCCGCCGTCTTGTAGTTTTTCAGCGTATCCCACATGCCGCGCAGCACGTCCGCCGTCGACACCTGGCTCCACGCCTGCGTGATCGGAATGAAGTTTGTGAGCGCCGAACCCACGTTGGCCGCGACCATGTTCGCGCCCACGCGGGACTCAAACTTCTTCATGACGTTGTAGAACTTTCGCCCCATGAGCTTTTCCATGCCCCGGTCGAGCCGCGACTTCTTTCCCGCCAGAAGGTTTGTGTATTCGTCCAGCTCATCCACGAAGTTGGAAAGCCCATACCGTCCGTTCTTCGTCAGGTTTGCAACCTGCTCGTTGGCCTCATCTGGATTCAAGAACGGATTCATCATGATCGCATCGATTCGCTGCTTCAGTCCCTCATCTGACGCCCGATACCGGATCTGCGTCGCCAGCGCCCGCAGCCGCTGAATGTCCGCCGTATGGAAGATCACGTCCGTCGCGACCTCGATATACCGGTCAAAGCCCTGCAGCGCGTCATACGCCGTCGCGTAGCCAAGTCGGTTCTGGATGTTCGCCATGTACCGGATGCCGGGTTTGAAGTTTGCCGTGAGGCCGTTGATCGTCGCAGGCAGCGGCGACACATCGCCCTCGATCCCGGCCGCCCTTGCGAACTTCTGCAGAATGCTGCCGCCTTCCTCGTTCTCCTGGAAGTGTGGGAAATATCCCTGCAGATAATTGACCGGCTCATAGCCGTTCTCAATGCGCACCCGGTTCATATCCTGGAACAGTTTGTCGTAGACCTCATGGAAAACCTTCACGGCTGCCCGCACCTTGCCGAGATCCAGATTCGGGTTTTGCTTCTCGAATTCCTGAATGGCCGCGTTCCACTCGTCAAACGTCATCCCCCCGCGCCTTTCGACACGCGGATGCTGCTTGAGATAGTCCCGGTTGAATTCCGCCTCGCCCAGCCACTGCACCGCATAGCTCTCCGAGACCAGATTTCCCTTCCGTACCTGCCGGTCGAGTCCCAGCGCCTTGATCCTGTCCTGCTGCTCGACCAGATAATTCTTCCGCTTGCTTTCGTTCTCATGCACGGGCCAGAAATACTTGTTGATAAACGCATTGGCCTTTTCGTCAGAGACTTTGCCCTTCCGCGCGATATCCCGGATGTTCCGCTCCATCGTCTCGCGCTGGTACCGGATCCCCATGTTCTTGTCGACCCACTTGGCGGCCTCGGCTTCCGTCAGCGCCTGCTCGGCAAAGTCCCGCAGCCCCTGCTTGCGCTGCGCGTTCCATGCCTTGAGCTTCAGCGCCAGCATATCATAGTCAGCCTTTGCCTCGTAGACCTTCAGGATCTGCTGCCCGTTTTCCAGCCCTGCCACATAATCCGGGCTTGTCTCCCCGCGCAGCAGCCGGTTCACGATCTTCTGGTCGGCTTCCGTCAGCAGCGTCTTGCTCTGCGCTTTCTCGACCACTTGCCTTGCATCCTTCAGCTGCGCCCACATCTGCTTCGTTTCTTCCGCTGTCTGCGGAATAGCAAGCTTTTCTTTGGCCTTGTTCTGCGCGTCCAGATACCGCTGTGCCACGCGCAGCCCGCTCGTCAGCCGGTCAATAGATTCCGTGAAGTTCGCCTGCTGCCACTTCTTGAAGCTCGCCGCCTGCGGCCCGTAGTATTCGTCCAGCGTCTTCTGCACCTTCTGAATGCCGCGCGCCACGTCGTAGATCTTCATCAGCTGGTCGCTCGGCGCGGTAATGTCTGCTGGGAACAGCTCCGGTGCCATCTCCTGCAGCTGCTGATACGCCACGTCCACCGGCAATCCGTCCTTGCTGATCGTCAGCGTCCCCATAGCCGCCTTCCGGAACAGATTGTAGTCCGCAATATCCTGCCGGTCTGTCTCGGAGATCGAGATCTTCTGATCCCGGATGAACTTCTTGAGGTCTCCGTATTGCTCGATGTACTGCGTGTCTTCTTCAATGCCCGCCTGGTAGGCTGTTTCAAAGAGATCGTTCAGCTTCGCCCGGTCAAGCTGCCCGTCCGTAAAGAACGACCGCAGCGCCTCCTCTGCCATCGGCCGCAGGACCTCCCGCTTCTCCTGCCCCGGCACGCTCAGATTTTCCGCCAGCTCGTTCACCAGCCCGGACTCCAGCCGCCGCACATACTGTGCCGCCTTCTCCCCCATCAGATCCCGATACCGCCCGTCCTGCGAAGAATACCGGAACTGGCTGACCGACGGCGTGTTGTCCGCCTGCGGCAGCGTCCCGTTTTCAAAATAATCCCGGATTGCTTGCAGTACCTTGTTTGCGTGCGTCCCTCTGGAAAACTCCGTGCTGGAGATCGTGTTGCCCTGCGCGTCGTCAATGTCCAGAATGACCTCGCCGCGTTCCTTGCTGATAAAATCACCGAGCGCGTCCATCTGTGCCTTTGTCGGCATGACAGCAAGATTGATGCCTCCGCTCTCAGGGGAAATGCGGATGTTGCCTTCCTGCATAAAGCGCACCATGCCGCCGCTGTAATCTCCGCCGCCGTAGTCCTCGCCCAGCGCGTCAATGATATCCCGATGATCGACCGTCTGGTATCCGCCGGGCCCGCCCTCGTGCCGCCCGGAGAAATCCAGCCTTGCGCCGTTCAGCAGCACATAGCCCGTCTCGCTCCACTTGTACGTCCGCCCGAAATAGTCGAGCGCGGTCTTGTCGTTCTGCTTTCTCTGCTCTGCAGCCGTTTGATCTGCGCTGGCAGAGAATTTCCTCTTTGCCGTCTCTGCGGTAGTTCCAACACTTACAACATCTGAAAATTTCTCTCCGTACAGATTGACTTTAGGCCCCTTATAGGTTATACTACCCATAGAACCATAGCGTTGCAGAGTGATAGGCATTTGGAAGCCTATTGTTCTAAGTAACGGGATGGTTCTTTTTTCGTCTGCGTGCAGGACAAAACTGTTCTGCACGAATCTGTCTGGATGATTGTCTTTCGTGTACGCGCTTGCAACCTTCTGCATATCATCCAGCAGCAGCCCGTTTTCTGTCGGTCGAAGGTCCATCACGCACATGACCGCTCTTCCGTCACTGGCTTTTACCGTCCCGAAGATAACAAGTCTGCTGTTCTCTCTTACGTTTGCGCTGTTTCTGCTTTTCAGGATCAGAACCGGATCGTCCAGAATCTCCGGGATCCGTTGGATCTCGCGGATCGTCATTTCAGGGTGCTCCTTCAGAATGGTGCTGATCTTCTCGCCGTTCATATAAATATCGCTTTCGATTGCCCCCAACCCTTGCAGCGTCGCGCCGGTCTCACCCAGCACAAAGGACGTGCCCTCCGGCATCCCGGACTTGTACCATGCCGCCACTCTGCTTTTGAAATCCTGTGCAATCGACATTTTCGCCGGTGGCGCTCTCGCGCTGCCGGATTTTTTCTGCCACTGGCCGACCTCCATCTTCACGTCCGCGCGCAGCTGGTTCGTGCCGTAGTCCGTGCGGTTCATGCCGGCGTAGGTATCCGCGATGATCTCCTCGACGTAGGCGTCCGTGTCGTCGCCGTAGATCCCGGCGTATGCGTCCACATAGCTCTCGATCATCTCCTTTGTGATCTTGCCCTCGCCCAGCAGCCGCTTCTGGATCTTCGCCGCCATCTCCGGCCAGCGCTTGACAAGCAGGTGATACCCCTCGTGCTTCGCCAGCTCGAAGGCGGAATACTCCTCGCTGTCCGCCCGGATGAGCACGGAGCCGTCCTCCGTCACGGCAGCGTCCGCATAAAACGTCTTCCCGTCTATCTCCTGCGCCAGCTGCCCGGTGAAGAACCGCGCATTCTGTACGCCCATCGACCGGAAGAACTTTTCCGCCGCCTGGATATCCTCGCTTCTTCCCTCCTGCCCCTTCGGCATGACGCGCACTTTTTGCGCGTTGTTCTCTCCGAAACCGAGCTCCGAAAGCGTTACTTCATCCCAAGCCTTTGCGAGATCTCTTGCACCCTCCGCTCTCTTTCTTCCGGTGTCAGCTCTTTGCCGCTGCGCTGTGCTTTGGCGAACGCCTCCAGCTTGTCCTTCGGCACGCTGACCAGCCTGCCCGATTTGTCCTTCATCAGTAACCTCGATACTGCCATTGCCTGCTCCTTTCTGCCCTGCGGCAAGGCCCGCTCGATAGGCGGCTGCCGCCACGTCCTGATTCATACCCTCTGCGTAGCGCATGGCCCGCTGCTCGCTCGCGCCGAGCCTGCCCTGCTCATAGACCTGTCTGAAGCTCTGCGCATACTGCTCCGCCGGCATCCCCGTCGTGTTGCCGTTCAGGAAATACGACGCTGTTATCTCGTCATAGCCCGCTCTCCGGGCCTGCTCCTGCAAATACTGTTCTTCCTGCTGCGCAGCCGCTTCGTCCAGCTCCTGCTCCGCGCCCGCCGTCTGCTGCCGGGCGTACTGCACCGGATCCAGCTCACCCATACTCTCCGTTCCTGGGATGGGTGCAAATAAGCTGTCCTGGTTATACTGCTGCTGCGCCGCCTGCTGGGCCTGCTGCACCGCCTGGACGCTCTGCTGTGCCCGATTCTGCTCCTGCTCCTGCCGGTACTGTTCTGCAAGTCTCTGGTTCTCCTGCGCCGTCTCCTCCGCGCTCTTGTAGATCTGGAATGTCTTCTCGTCCGCCTCGGCCTTCGCTTGCGTCTGCTGCTCCTGCGCCTGCAGCTGTTCCAGCCGGGTCAGCGTCTCCGGCACGCGCGGCTCCTGCCCTTCGTCCACGGCCGCCTGCTGCTCCTTCGCCACCTCACGCAGCGTGTTCTCCACGGCCTTCTGCGTCACCTCGCCGCCATCGTCCACGGTCTGCTGCAGTTCCTCGGCCAGCTGGTGCGCCTTCGTGCCCTCTTCCTGCGCCATGCCATAGTCGATGACGTCCTGCACTTCGCCCGCCTCGATGACTGCTCTGGCCGTCTGCGTTACGTTTGCTTCCAAAATCACGCGGTTCACGCCCGCATACGTCCCGGACATGGCAAGGCCGGACAGGCCGCCCACAAGGAACGAAAGGCTGTCTTCTTTTGCGAAGTCTCCAACCATCGCCGCCAGCGCCTGCGCAGGCGTCTTGCCGTCCGCAATGTAAGCCGCGTAGGCAGACATGACCTCACCCCGGTCATGCTTCGCTACCACATCATACGCGCGGTTGAGCCAGTTGGACGCGATCTCTTCCGCGCCTTCCGACGCGAACGACCGCAGTGCCTTCCTCCACACGGCCTTCCCGCTCAACATGTTCTCGATGATATCGCCCACAGAATACTTCTCCGTGAAGCCCTCGATCGCGCCCTCGACGATACCGTCGACCAGCGCGTCCGCGTTGGACTTGCCGTTCTGGATTCCCTCATACACGGAATCCGCCGCGACCTGCGATCCCATCACCCAGTTCATGGTCTCCGCAACCGCGTCCTTCGCCCCCGCACCGGCCACGCCGCCGAAGGTTCCCACGAGCCCTGTCGAGACCGCCATGTTGACCGCGCTGTCCAGTGCCGACGTGCCTGCCTGATACAAAAACTGCCATCCCGGATCCATGTTCTGCATGACGCTCCCCCGGATCCCGGAAGACAGCCGCGTCGCGTTGTATGCGGGGCTGTATACGTTCGTCGGCATATCCTCGTTCTGATATCCGCCCGCCCAGCTTGGCAGCACGCCGCGCAGCGATTCCAGATTGCCCAGCGCCTTCCCCGGTGCCAGCGCCGCAGAGAACAGCGTGCCGCCCACCGGCGACCGCTGTCCGATCTCCTGTGCCGCCGCATCGAGCTTCTGCGCGTTCTCATAGTCGTCGAGCACCTTCTGCCATTCCGCGAGCTGCTTCAGCTTCTCGTCGTCATAGCCCTTCTCGTTCAGTGCCTTCTTCGCGTCGTATTTTGCATACGCTCGCACCTGATACCCGTTCAGTTCCTTCCCGCGGTACTGCCGGAGCAGATTCTGGTCTTCCTCGCTCAGGTCTCCGATCGCCTCCTGCGCCCTGGCCAGCACGCTCTGGCTGTCGACCTGTGCCTTTCGTTTCTGCAGCGCGTCGATCTCGTTCTGCAGCTGCGTCACGCTCTTTCCGTTCTCAGACAGACCCGTCCCGGAAAAATGCGTGTCCGCCTGCTCGACCTCGCGGTTGTAAATCTCTCCTTCAAGCAGCTTCGACGTCCGCCGCATCCCGCGCACCTGGTCCCGCTCCACGGTCTTCATCGCCCGTGCCCGCGCGATTGCCTTGTTTACATCATCCTTCTGGCTTTTGACTGATGGGCGGAACGTCAGCGCCGCGCTCTGCTGCTGCAGTGCCATCAGCCCAAGCTGCCGCCCCTGCGCCGCCTCCACGCCGCGCAGGTAATTCTGGTATGAGCCATACTGTGTCTGCATCGCGGAAGACCGGCTGTATTCCTGCTGCGATACCTTCCCGCTGATTGCCGCCCCCGCACTCTCCGCCTTTTTCTGCCCGCTCTCGCCATCTCTGGAATAAAGCTGCACAGCAGCGCGATACGCCTCAAACGCTGCCTGCCGGCGCCGCATTTCCTCGTTCCCGTTCTGTACACCCGCTACAAAATCCGTCCGGTTCATAAGACCGCCGGAAGAACCAGCCGCTTTCGACTGGTTCTTCTCGACGCCATTCATAAACTTCTTCTTCGAAATAAGGCTCATTCCGCCCTCCTTATTTTCTGCTCTTTGAGACCTTCGCCTGCTTATAGCTGACGCCGCTGTCGATCTTCTGCCCCGTGCGCTCCCAGATCAGATTTGCGAGGTTGTTCCACTGCTGCTTGCTCATCTGGCTTCGCGCGTTCACGGCTTCATCATAGGCCCGCTCCGTTTTCCCCTGCGCAAGCAGCGTCGAGATCGTCTGCATCACGCCCCTGTAGCTCGCATCCAGCATGGACACATTTTCGTTCCGGTTCCCGTAGCCGTTGATGAGGTTCAGCCCCGCAGAGCTGCTTCCTCCGCCGCCACCGCCGCCGGAGCCCTTCGCTGCCGCCTGCTCCGCCGCCAGCGCCTGCAGGTAGGCAGCGTTTTCGTTGTTGGCCTTCTGCGCCCAGTAGTTCAGCATCGTCTCCCACTGGCTCTGGTCCAGCGACCGCTCCGAGTTGTACGCGCTCCGCGCATCCGAAAGATCCGAATAATAATCGCTGACCGTATCCCGGTACCGGCCGTAGTCCGTGTCGTCCCGGCCCTTCACAAGGCTATACTGGCTGTAGAGATCCGTCCCTTCGTCCTGATACCGCTGGTATGCCTGCTGCTGCAGCTGCGGCACGATGTCGTTGAGGTTCTGCAGATACGCATTGTATGCCTGCTGGCCCACCTGCTCGCCGTAGGTTGAGCCATAGCCGCCCGTGAGTGCCGCCGCCTGCCCCATCGTGTCCTGCATGGCCAGCCGCCCGAGGCGCTGATACTGCTCCCGGTACTGCAGATACAGAGGGTCTGTCCCCATGTCATAGCTGAATTTCTTCCGGTTCCGGATCTGGTCATACAGGCTCGTCAGTTCATCGTCCCAGCGCGACTGATACGCGCCCGGCTTGCTGGCCTTGACCTGCTCCAGATACGCCAGCGCCGCCTGCACGCTGCCCGACGGCGTGTACCCGCTCTCCAGCCCGTTCAGCTTGCTTCTCGTGTAGTCCGACACGCCGGACATGGTGTAAGGGCTGTTCCTGGTCTGATAGCTGCCGCCGTAGTTCCTCGTCGTCTGGTTCTTGTTCACCAGCTGCGACTGGTAGCTGCCGTCCGCGTTCACGCCCGTAATGCGGTACGTGCCGCCGCCGGTCACGACCTCGTCGCCGGCCGAAAGCCCCGCCGGTGCCCTGCCGCCCGACTCTACTCGATATACGCTCATAGTCTCACCGCCTTAAAGCTTGAAGTGTGTCGCGTACTGCTTCGGCATGTACGCCTGGTTGTAGGCGTTGAAATACCCCTGATAGTAGCTGTTGTATTTCGCCGCCTCGTTTGCATACTTCGTCGTCTCCCCGTTGGCGTCGCAGATCTTCATCCCCAGATACCAGCGGTAAATTTCATCATACGGCCACGGGATCAGCAGCTCCGTTTCCAGAGCCACGTCCTCCCCATAGCCCGTGAACGGCTCCGGTTCCTTCTCGTGCTCGTGCGTACAGATGATATCCCGGTACACGATCCCGTCCAGCTCCGACAGCCACCGGACCTTATCCGGCGTCTCGTACTGGTTCGGCAGTAACCGGTCGACCGTCTCGATTGCTTCTCTGATTTTCATAGTCCCCTCCTTACCAAAAGAAGGGGCATTTCTGCCCCTTCCTCTGCTTCATGCCGTCATGGGCATTTACTTGTCAGTTGTCCGCCTGCGCGCGGCGGAAGGCTTCCTCCTCCGCCATCCGCGCGTTCATCAGAACCTCATACACCGGCAGCGGGACCTGCACGTCCTTGCCCTTCGGCACCATGAACGTCCGTCCGTTTACCGCCACAAAGCGGCTCTGCTCCTCGTTCTCCTGCCCGCGGGGCAGATAGATCGTCTTCATGACGTCCCACACGTCTTCCGGGTTTGCCTGTGCAGCCGCCGCAGCGGTCTTCTCAGTTGCCATTGTATGTGCTCCTTTCTCAGTTGGCTTCGTCCGTACCGGAGTATGCGCTGCAGCTCTCCACGCGGACCATGCGGTCCTCGTACAGCAGCTTCGCCGCCATCTCGGCCTTGTAGCCGACGGTCGAGAACTGGTTCAGCGGGCCGCCGATCTCGTCCTTGCCCTTGACGATCATCTCAAGATTGCCGCCCTCCGGGTCGATCATCTTGTATGCGTCCTTGCCGAGGAACAGCGTCGCGTACACACTGTAGTAGACCGCCGTTCCTCCGTCAGACGCTGCCGTCTTGACCGGGCAGGTCGAGTTGTTGAAGATCTTCGCCTCCGTCGTCTCGACAAACCGGACGCCGTGCAGCTCGCCGATCTCACCCGAGAACAGCGGCGTGACGTCTGCATACTTGTGCGCCTCGACCCATGCGTCCGAGGACCGCAGGTCGTATGCGACCGACGGGTGGATGATGGCGACGTACTTGCCGTCGATCTTCGGAGCCTTCATCTTCTTCAGCGTCGTCACGGCCTTGTTGACCTCGTCCGGCGTCAGCTTCGCCGTCAGGTCGAGGCCTGCACGGCTGGTGACTGCCGTATGCGCGCCGCCCGCTGCGACCTTGTCGCAGTACTGCACGTTCGAGCCTGCCACGACCGCGTCGCGCACGCGCTTGTCGATGGACGTACCCGCGGAAGCGCCGAGCTCTTCGGTCGCGCCCAGGATGACGTTGTCCAGCGCATGCAGCTCCAGCTGATCCGAGACCGTCACATACAGGCCGATCTGCTTGATCGCGCCGGTCGTGCTGGTCTGGCCCATCTTCTGGCCGGTCGGGATGACGCCTTCGGTCAGCTCCTCCGCGTCCTTCAGCGTGTTCCACTTGCGCCACTCGACGGTCTTTCCGTGGTTGCGCGGCAGCGCCTGACGGCCTGCCAGCTGCGCATGCACGAGGTTCGGCCGTGCGTTCTCGAGCAGCTGCGTGTCGTAGAACGTCTTCATGGTCGGCGCGAGCGTGTCGTTGCCGCTGAATGCGGTCGTCTGACCGGTGCCTGCGTTTACATAGTTGCCGGTCGCGTTGACGAGCGTACCGGCGTCAGCAAAAAACTGAAATCCGACTTTGGATTTAAACATAGCTTCTTATCTCCTTTCTCAGGGGATCACTCGTTCCCCTCTTGCCGCGCGGCGGCGCATGTCCTCCACCTCCGCGCGTGACCAGTGTGTTTTCATCGGGACGTTCTCTCCGCCCGCAGCGCCGGAGCCGATCTCCTGTGGCCTTGCGCCCTGTGCCTGGATGGTCCGCATGACGTTCTCCCGCGCCTGGTTCGCCACCAGCTGCGCCTGTGCCTGTGCGATCTCCTGCTGATGGATGACCTCATAGGCCGTCTTCGGCGGCACGCCCGCGCCCATGAGCCGTGCAAAATCCGGGTTCTGCATCTCGGTCTCAAAGTCCGCGCCGTACCGCGCCGTCACATCCCGGGCAAAGTCTGCCTGGATCCCGGCGAAGGCTTCTCGCATCTGGTACTCCTGCAGCTGTCGCCGCATAGCCGTATTCTCGGCCCTGCCGGCGTACTCCTTTTTGAGGGCGTCCGCCGACATGCCCTTTTCCATGGCCTCTGCGCTATAAAGCCGCTCGTCAGCGGAAAAGCGCTGTGCCAGCGCCGCAAAGTCCGTCTTCCGCGGATCCGACGTGTCGATCCCATAGAGCGCGCCAAGCTGGTCAATGATCGGAGCCATGGCCTCCGCCTGCCCCTTGTACTGGTTCAGCCCGCGCACCCGCTGCTTGACAACCCTTTGCACAGCAGAGTCAAAGTCCTTCTTGAATCTTCCCTGAATCAGGCTGTCAAACGTTTCTTCCTGCTGCGTACCCTGTCCCTGAGCGTCGGGGACGTTGACCGGCTGCTGCTGCACCTGCGCCTGTGCGGCTGCCTCCTGCCCGCTCTGCTGACCGGCGGCTTCAGCTGCGTTCGTCTGAACGCTTACGCCCGTGAATTCGCCTTCCATGCTATAAATTCCTTTCTGGCGTTTATTCTAAAATCATCGTAGCACAAACTTTTCCCAACTTCACCCCACGCCAGTCAGAAATAATCCCGCCGGAACGGGCCGCCGCAATCGTCGGTTCTTATCCCGGCTGCGTGCTTTCTTCCGACTTTTTGCGCGCATTCTCCACGATCTTCGGCTCCTGCGTCTCGCCGGTGTTGATCTCCGGCTTCTCCGCTGCCTCGGCGCTCGCCTGCGGGACTGCCTGTCCGCTCTCCTGCAGGATCTGCTGTGCCAGCCCCTCACCCATGACCGGATCGTACCGGTCTGCCAACGCCAGCGCCAGCTGCTGCCACTCGACCAGCCGCTGCTGCAGGTCCGCGTTCTCCTGGATTTTCTGGATGATCGAGTCTTTCCCGTCGAAGTCCATCATGTCCAGTGTAGATAGCGCCTGGTCGACCATCTGCGGGTTGAAGAATCCCAGCTGGAAGAACTGCAGTGCCAGCTCGTTCTGCGCCATGGACGTGTACTCACTCGCCTTCTGCGCCGAGACCTCAATGTCGAAGACCGGCTTCCGCAGCCCATCCGGCTGCCCGTTCGCGCCGTAGAGCGTCTGCGGCTGCAAGCCCTGATTGCTATACTGTACGAACTGCTCTGCCCCGCGCTGCCCGATGATCCGGAACTGCCGCGGCAGATCGTAGAACTGCCGGATCCGCTCAATGACCATCCGGATCATCCGCGCATACGCCCGGTATGCCGACTTCGTAGAATCCTTGCTGCTCCTGCCGGATGCCTCCTGCAAGGCCGCAATGGCCGAGGCTGCCGTCACGCCCGAGTTTGTCGCGCCGTTGTTGACATCCGTGTTTCCCGTCGTCCACTTGAGCTCTTCAATTTTGTTCTGCAAGATCGCAATGTAATTGCTGTTGAGCATGTTCACCTGGATCGGAACCAGACTGTCCTGCCCCAGATTCCCATCCACATGCACAAACGGCTTCGTCCAGTCCGCGAACTCCTGCTCGTTGACCGACCCGTCCGACCGCTTGAACCACCGAGGCGTCGTCGCCATGATCGCGTTCTTTACGATCGCCTGGTTCATCCGGTCGATCTGCTCCTGCGTCGACTTGCCGACGTCGATATAGCCGTATCCCGCTATGCTCCCCTCCACCGGGAACAGCGCGTCGACCACGAACGGGTATTCCCCGTCGTCATACAGCCCCGTCTCGGCCATGGGCCGCCCGGCCGGCTGCTGCACAATGCTCCCGTCCGGCAGCGTCAGCGTGTCATATTTCTGTTCCGTATCGTTCTCCGTCGACTGCAAAATCGTATCGCCCACCAGCTTTGCAAAGTGCAGCACCTGCCGTCCGTTCTGATATTTCTTGTAATACCAGTCCACCACCATTGACTTGTTGTCAAAGTTGATGACGTCGTCCGTGTTGTACTTCTGCTGGATCTGCGGATTGGAGTTGAGCTTTCCCCGCAGCTCCGGGTACTTCTCGACCAGCAGATCGTTGTCCACCATCTCCGTCAGGAAGATGTTCTTCGACTTCTGCAGATCCCGCACGCCCGGCTCCCAGAAAAAAGACAGAATATCCACCGGCTGCACCGAGATATCCCCGAGTCCATTCAGCTTCGAGGAATCCCACTTCACATGCCAGATGAGCGTCCCCTGCTTGAGTTTCGTCCACTGGCTGTCCGAATAGACCTCTTCAAAGTCGTTCTGTTCCAGGATGACCGGCAGCACCGAGGAAAGCTTCGCTGCCTCCTCCCGGTCGTCCGGTTCCCGCGGCCGGATCGCCGGGGCCGGATATGCCGCGATGGCATCCGCGTGCTTGCCCATAATGACGTTGAAGAGCCACGCCGATGTCCACTTGTCGTCCTCCTGGTTCCCCTTCTGGATCCTCTGCCAGCTGCGCATGCGCCACCAGTCCTCCGAAGCAATGACCCGCGCCTCCAGCGCACTCTTGCCCTGCCGGTATTTCTGCAGCGTGTCCATGGCCTTTCTGGCCTGCTCTTCTCCGATGGACTTCCGCGTCGTCAGCCCGCTCGCCGTGTCATTCTGCATTCTCGGCTGCATCTGCTCTGCCTGCATCCTCTGTGTCCTCCTTCCGCATATCTGCTGCCGTCAGCAGCTCGACCTCATGCCGGATTCCGTCCAGCACAAGCCCCACCACGACCGGCGGCAGCCCCGCCCGGTTGATGTCCATGATCAGCCGCTCCCGCAGCTGCACGATTGCCTTTGTGATGTTCATTTCAATCTCCTTCCGCCGCTATGGCCGCATTGCCTGAATCAGCTTGTTTACTCCGGCCTTCATGTTCAGCAGTATCCGTGCATAAATCGGGGCTCCTTTTTGGATGCTGTCAGGCTTAACCCCATCATACATTGCTTGTCTCGCATCTTCATCGACATATAGCAGCCCTCCCCCTATCCCATTAAACGCCTGTCTGACAATGCTTGCCGTTATAGTATCCCCAGGCACAATTGTAGGAACAGTATCAGCCCGCACCCCTGTCAGCTCGCTCATAGCGATCAGCTTTTGATACAATTCATTCATCGCAGCTGCGGTCAGATTCGACACATGCTGCCCAGCCTTGATTTTTTCATCATCATTGTCTGTCCACGCAAAATCTGAAACTTGAACGCGACGGACAAAGTAAAATCTTATCACGGAGCCGCCTTGTTGTATCCGGTTTAAATTGATGCTTTCGCCCTTGATCCAGCGATCCATCTGCCCTGCGCCTCTGCATATCATAAAAACATATGCCTTCCCATATGTTTTGTAGGCCAGCGTATCTGTGACCGCAATTTCTGTCCCCTCTATTTCTTCGGTCAACGTCGCCATCAGCGTTCCACCATTGTCGGTATAGCATTTTTCCGTATACGTCGCCATATCCTCACCCAAACACCGGCGTTGCGGTGCTGATCCCCTCGATGGATTTTGCATGGAAAATGATCTTCCCGCTTGCGAGCAGCTGGATCCACGCGCTTTCATCCTTGTTCTGCAGATACACAGAGCCCTTTGTCGACTTGATGCGCACCGCCGGGCCGGACAGATTGACCGCATATTCCGCCGTGCTGGAGGACGTAAACTGCAGACTGCCCTCCGCGCCGCCGATCGTGCCGTTGGAGAAATTTGTGCCCGCGATCTCAAGACCGTTGCTGATGATGTTGATCTCATCCATGATCTGCTTGAGCTTCGCCTGAATGCTCGTGCCGTCGAGCTTCAGATCCGTTGCGTTGATCGTTCCGCCGATCTCAGCCCCCGTGCACGTCAGCTTGCCGTTCGCGTCGACCTTGAATTTGTCCTTGATGGAAAGCCCGCTCGTGCCGAAGTACATGCTTGCGCTGCCCCCAAATTCGTTGGCCTTGCGGAAAATGCTGCTTTCCGAGATCGTCCACGGGCCGAACGTCGAGTCGGCTGCTGCCGTGATCTTCCCCGACAGCACCGCCCCCGCCGCCTCCAGCGTCCCGGATGGGAAATGCAGCTTCTTGTCGCTTAAATACGCGACCTCCTTCCCGTCCTGCCAGAAGCTCACCCGGTCCGGCGTCACCGTCACCAGCTCGTTCTTCGTCTGGTCGATGACCCGTTCGCCGCCGTCCGTCACCGTCGTCTCGATGTTCCCCACGCCCACGCCGTACACCGGCGTCACGTCGTTGTAATACAGCAGCCCCGTCTTGATATACTGCTGCGAATTCACCGAGAACTGATTGTTGACGCCCGCCGTGTAGTCATACAGCTGTTTGATGCCGACGGAATTGCCCTCGATCGTCAGCTGCGTCTTTTCGAGATACTTTCCGAAGTCCGAGATGGCCACATAGCTGCCGGACAGCTTCGTCGACCACGTCTCCGAGTTTGCCGCGGCGAAGTCCGCCGTCTTGATGATGAGCGCTTTCAGCGCCCCGTAGCCGGAGAGCGTCGTTTTTTTCTCCGCCTCGGAGAGGCTGTCCGCGTCTATGGCCTGCGAGATCTCCGTCAGCGTCGCCTTCGCCGACCAGTCGGCGAGGTTCAGCTGCTCGGTCACGCTGCACAGATACCGCCGCATGCTCTCCAGCTGCTCCTGCGTCGTCTTCCCCGCGATCGACGGGTATGCAAGTGTCAGACTACCCATGTTGCACCTCCCGTCTTACGCATCGCTTCCTGCCTCCAGGACTCGCGCCAGACTGAACAGCTTCATCTCGCCCTTTCCTGTCAGCCGGAACTTCAGATGGTCGCACCGCGCGGGCCGGATCGGCAGCAGGAACGTCCGCAGCCCCCGGCCTTCAATGTGCCCGCAGTGCCGCCACACACCGTCTGAATCATACTGCACCCAGAAATCGACGCTCGACCCCTTCGGCAGCTGCATGCGCAGATTGATGCGCGAGACGTATTTCTTCCCGACGAGTCCATACGTCATGATCCCCGTTTCCGCCATCCAGCCTACCGGGCCTTCCAGCGTCCCGACGCTGCCGTACACGGTTTTGAGCGTCCCGTCCTCAAGGAAATACAGTTCATCGTCCACCCGCGCGAAGTCCTCTGTGTGGGTGCTGTCCTCCTTGTGCCACAGGCCCTTTCGCGTGTCGTAGACGAACAGCGTCCAGTTGTGCGCCGCATCCTCCATGCTGATGAAGTATTTCCCGCGCACCCCGCCCGCGACGGCATTGTAATACAACTTTGTCCCGAAGCAGCTTCCGATTTCGCTCGGCAGACTCCCGTCGTACACGCAAACGCCCATCCGCGATTTGTAATACAGCCGGTCGTCCACCACGACCAGGCTCTTGCTCGACCCATTCTGCACACCCGCGCATTTCTGCACGACCACCTGATGTGCCCCCGTCGCCGACGGATACACCCGATGGAAGCAGTCTTCCTTGAAGAAGATCGGACTGTCGGCCAGCGTCGCCGCGCCTGTCCACTTTCCGTCCGTGCCGCAGCTCGCGCGCCATGAATCCGTCGACACGCCCTGGTAGCACTCCCAGTTCTTAAAATCGCCCAGCTTGCAGCAGTAGATCTCATTGACGGTCTCTCCGTCCGCCACGCCGTACTTGCAGCCCCACAGCCGGTTCCCGCTCTCGGTGATGAAGTCCATGCTTGGGACCTTCCGCGCCGTCTTCACGGTCCCGCTCGTCACCTTCGTCGTCTCGTCGACGAGGCCGACGATCACGAGGTAGCTCTCGCCCACATCGTAGAGGATCTGGCTGCCGTTGAGCTTCTCGACCTGCTCGTTTCCGGTCAGCCCCGAAAGCCGGATGCCGTCGTACTGCTTAAAGCCCTTCCCGATGCCGTTCGCGGAAAGCTTCAGATACACCGTCGGCACGGATACCCACTGGCTTGTTGCCTCTGCCCACTGCTTGAGCGTGTGGAGCTTGCCGGACGTGTCGAGCCAGTACTGCCCGTTCGACGGACTCTCCGGCTGGCTGGCCTGCGTGTAGCTGACCGTCAGCGCCGTCCCGTCGACGAGGCAAAGAGAAATTTCCACGTTCGTGCTCGATGCGTCGACCACATTCTCCTGCCCCATGTACCCGTTGTCGGAGTATTTTTCGGTGTTGAAGTAGATCCCGTCCGGGAAGATGCACAGATACGCGCCCATGGAAACGAGCTGCTTTTCTCCCGCCCTGATGCTGACAGACGGCATGTAGCTCTCCATGGAAGCGCCATTGATGTAAAGCACCTGATTCTGCACCCAGCACAGTGCATCCTTCGCCAAGATCCCCTGCACGCCATCGATCGCTTGCGCCGTCCCCCGCCTTGGCCGCGGCGCGAGCAGTGGGTACTCGTCCGCCGACAGATTCTCCATGTCGTAAAACTCCCCGTCCGCCAGCTCGAGGTTGTGGTTGTATCCGAGAAAGACCTCCGTCATCATGGTCTGCTTCTCAGTCTCCGTCAGTTGTGGTGCCAGCATGGCCTTACCTCCTTTTCATCATGTCCAGGGGATCAAACAGAACCGGCGGTGCTTCTGCCGGTACCGTCGGCTTGATTGGCCGCGACATGCACATATACCGCCATTCGTCCGCGCAGTGATCCTCCATTTTCGTATCCAGATCCTCCACCTTGTGCTCGTCATACATGAGCATCGGGATCGTCCGGATAAACGCTTTGCACCCTGCAAATACATACATGCTCGGGTATCCATCCGGGTCAAACTGTAGCCGGTAGTGGCACTGCATCCACCCCGCAATGCGCTCATTGTCTCCCGGTGAAAAATATACACCGTATTTCGCTGCGGTCTGCATGATGCTCTCTCCGCGATCCGCCGCCCAGCACGCCGGGTCGGCGACGCCGATGATGTTCTTCCCTTTGAGCCACGCATGCGTCCGCTCGATCCTGCTGATCTCCGCAAACTGCTTGTCCGGGTTCCACTTGACGCCCTCGTTCGGTGCCTTCGTGCATCCGTAAAGCTCCAGAATGCGATAGATCACGCCGTCATAGTCGACCGCCCACCACGCACAGGAAAACGGCTTGCCGTAGCCAAAGTCATAGCTCCTGCAGATCGTCCACCCGTCCGGGATCTCAAACGGCTCAATGACATGCGTCCAGCGCCGGTCTTTGTAGTGTTCCGGATCGTCCCGGAAGTCCTCAAAGAATTGCCCTTCGTAGACGTCCCACCTGCCATACAGCCATGCCTCGCGCAGCTTCGGCGGCAGTGTTTCGAGCTGCTCGATATACTCCGGCTGGATCTGCATCAGGACTTTGTTGTCCTGCACCAGCGCCTGAATGAAGCTGTAGTTTTCCGGCTTCTCTTTGTCCTCAAATCTGCGGTCAATGAACAGGCGCTTGAAATACGCATGTGCCGGGCCGCCCGGGTTCAGCGTGTAGTACGTCCGCTTTGGAAACGGGTTCGTGCCGCGCACGCAGGCGTTGATCTGGTCGATCCACTCCTTTTGCAGCTGCCCGGCCTCGTCAATGAACAGCACGTCGTATTCCGCGCCCTGGTATTGCCCCAGATCTCCCGCGTTGTCGCAGTAACCGAACGTGATCGTCGATCCGTTTGGGAACCGGAAGGTCCTGTCGGTGGTGTTGTACTTTGCGATCCCCGCCAGCTCTTTTTTCAGCGGCTCGATGTGGTTGTTCCGGAGCTCAGGCATCGCGCGCCTGACGATCAGAACCTTGATCCCTGCGAAGTGCAGTGCCAGCAGCTTTGCCTTCGTCCGCACAGCCCAGCTTTTCCCTCCGCCGCGCGCACCGCCATAGGCCACATGCCGGTGATGATCCAGCAGAAACAGCTTTTGCTTTTCGTTCGGTTCCCCGAAGCAGCGCTTTTTCATCCCGCGTAAGCCTCCGCCTCCGCCTCCATCGTGATCCTCTGGCTTTCATCCTTTTTTTCGCCCTCCGCATCCTGTCTGTAGCGGAACCCATACTCCAGCGCGAACTGTGCCCCACGCTGAGAATCCCGGTCGAACAGTCTTTCGGCCGTATATTGTTCCACGCGCGTCTGCGCGCGCGAAATCGTGTCCATAAATTCTTTCCTGGCCTTGTAGTTGTACAGACTTTGCCTGCTGGAAAATCCCAGCGCCAGCGCAAGCCCCGGGATCGTCGGCGGCTTCCGGTTCACCCAGACCGGAGTCCCGTCTTTCTGGTTGAAAACGATGCGCCCGTCCTCATCCCGCAGGATCTCTCCCTTGCAGCTCTCAAAATACGCCTCGATCAGTCTTTCGATCTGCTCCACGGATTCATACTTCGGTTTCCTCGCCATGGCTCACGCCTCCCTTCTGCTTTTCAGCATAGCGTATCCGGAAAATCTTTTCACCCCACGCACGCAGAATGAGCGCATACGGCGTTCCGCATGCGCTTCGGCTCTCATTCTGTTCTTTCGTAGTATCGGAGCTTCGCCGCCGCGATGCTGCACCGCACGTAGTCAAAGCTGGCGCAGTATCGCGTGATGTAGTCTGACGTCTCCCGCCGCTCAGGAAATGCGAGCACGCATTCTCCCTCGCAGCGGATCGTCTTTTTCCCGGCTGCCTGCCAGAATGGGCAGATATACTCCCTGTGCCAGTAGTCGCTCGTCCCTATCACCCTTTCGTTTTAAAACCTTACGCATATACAAGGTTTAATTTAAGCGGCTGCCCGTCCGCTTTTTCTTGCCCTGTTCTTTCCGTTTACGTTCGTCCGCGTTCCGGCGGGATTACATATTTAAAATAGAGATACCCATACTGTGTGCCTCTCGCCTCCACCAGCACATAGCCCCGCGGCGCCACCGGCGGTCGCTCCACGCTGTACTCGCGCACCGCCTCCGTCGCGGGCTCCGGCTCCGGCCGGACGCAGTTCCTGCTTGCCTTGTACCTGTGCCCGCCGAACTCTTTTCTCCAATGCGCGTGCAGGTAGTCAGCCAGCGCCTTATAATCCCGGCCGTGGTCGACTTTGTTTCCATTTTCGTTCATGTAATAGTTGTGTTCCCGCAAATGCCGAACCTCGATCACGCTGCCGAGGCCCCAGATCCTGCCGATCTCCTCCTCCGGAATGCCGTCCGAGATCATGTGCAGATGGAACCGGCTCGTCGACTTGCCCTGCCCGTAGACAATCACGATCTTGGCGTTTGGGTATTTATATAGTAGGCGGCGGTAGAATCTGTCCCGGATGAGTTTCATCTCGGTGGCAGTATGTACCTCGTTCTCGGCGTCGAGTGTCAGCGTGGAATACAGGCTGGTCGGGCCGAAGTTGGCATTGACGAGCGCTTCCAGCTTCCCCTCGGAGATCTTCCGGTTGAATTCGTCCTGCTCTTCCCGCGTCTGGAAGCGCGGCTTGCGCGGTTTGCTGGTCTTTTTGTCCGCACCGTCGGACACGGTATACACGATCTGTGTACATACCTTCCCGGCAAACAGCCGGCGCTTGTGCCTCTTTGCCATCATCCACACCTCTTTCTCCCGGGCGGACAGAGCCGTCCGCCCCTACAGGTCTTCTGCCCGCTCAAAGCGTGGCCGGATATTCCGGCCATGCGTTCAACGATCATCCGAACATGTCGCGTCGCCGCGGGTACCATTTACTGCCGTCTGCAACAAGAACCCGAGCAACATCCACACTTTGTCTTTCACTTTGCCCATGCAGATAGCTTCGCCCATCGTCTCGTCGTAGTTCTCGGCGCTCACGCAGCTCGAACTTTCAACGATTTCAAAGCCATTTCTAAGAACAGCCCTTACGATGGTCGTTTTTACTCCGAGCGTTTTCACCTCATGGAATGCGATGAAATCATCAACCATCCTCTGGCTGATGCTCGGTTTCTCTGTTTTCAAGCATCCGTTCGCCAAAAGCGGCATGTACGCCTTTTCAAACACATCTGCTGGGCTAAAGCTCTCATACCCGTCCTCATACCGCACTCGGTATCCATTTTCTGTTTTCTCCGCCTCTACCATTTTTGTTCCGATGTACTTTTGCATTTTTGTTCTCCTTTCTGTGCCCATAGGCTTCGGGCCATCTGCCCGCTCAAAGCGTGGCCGGAGATTCCGGCCACAGTTTCAACGGTCAGTTCGTGTATCCGCACGCCTTGCATGTGCATACGTCTGTCTCAGCGTCCCATTCGCAATCTGATGCCCCGCATTTCGGGCAGTACCCCCACGCGCCTCGCGCTCCTTTGGGGTCTGGCCCCGGCCCATTCAGCTTTGCATACCACAGATCCCCCTTCTGGCCCGGGTCTTCCCAATGTGCGGTATGCTCACGATTATCCCCGCGTTCCTCTCTTGCCTTCTTGATCCGCATTTCCAGACGAGCAAGCTTTTGCTTTCTGGCGTACTGTACCTCTGCCGCTACACCGAACGCCCACATCATTTCATCCAGTACGATCTGCACGTCCGCGATCTCCTCGGCGATCTCGTCATAGTTGTCAATCAGTCCGTCCCCAAGCCCACCGCGGCCCGCAAACGTCACCCGCTGCGCCTTGCACAGCTCCTTTGTCAGCTCTGCCATTTCTTCTATTGCAACCGCAATCTGCAAATCATAGCCAAATGTCTCAATCGCAGACCAATAGATGTTTTTTGTGTCTGTCATTCCTGCGCCGCCTCCATTTCCTTGCGCTCCTGCATAAAACCGTGCAGGAACAGCTCCAGCAGAGCGGCGGCGCGGTTGGTCAGCTTTGTGAAGTCCTTTTTGCTGATCTGGAGCTTGCCGGTCGTGACGACCTCCGTGTCCACGCTGCCGATGATCTGGATCGTCGGATTCGGCTCCAGCGTCTTTGAGCCGTCGTCCTCCACCCGGTAGAGCGGCGGCGTAGAGCGCTCCATGATGATCCGCGGCGGGTAAGTCTCGCCGTGGAAACTCGCGTCCCAGAATTGATTGTCGTAGTCCGCGACAAACTCATCCAGTTCTGACGCGAACAGTCCCATGATTCCTGCCATTTTGATCTCCTTTCATACTTCCACGCACTCATCGGCGCGGATATTGATGCGTTTGCCGCCGGACTGGATCACATAGCCGTACCGCTTTGTGCTTGTTGGCGGGCTGTATCTTTCCGCCGGGTAGATCTGCCCGACGACCGGGCTCAGCTCCGGATAGATCTCGATTGGCCTTGTAATACGGATGTTTACCCGGCTGTGCGGCAGGCGGAGCTCGCCGTTTTCGGCGCGCATGCGCTCTCCGCATTGTATGTGTCCTTCGGCCCGCACTGCTTTGATGTTTGCGTTCCTGCATTTCGGTGAGCAGCACGGCTTGTATGTTCTGTACTGCCGCAGATAGCTCGGCGTCCGGTAAAATTCCTTCCCGCACTGCGGACAGATCAGTTTGACTAATTCCTGTTTCATGGCGTTCTTCCTTTCGTCTGGGGGCCGGTATTCCGGCCCCCGTGGGCAGGACGGGCTTTCACCGTCTGCGCACCGGCGCGCCGCGCTCGCTTGTCAGACGCTGCGCATTTCCGGGCGAGCCGCCCTTGACTGCCGTCAGGCGGCTTATAAAAAAAGGAGGCAAGCGATGCACGGAGGCTATGCGAGACCCCCGTGTGGGGTAACGTTGACTGGTTCCGTTCGCGCGCACGTCCCACACGCGCTTTTTTTATCCCCGGCGCACGGGCTTGAGGGTTTTACCGTGCGCCGGGTGCAAAGCCGAGGAAAGTTCCCCCCGCAGCCGTCTCAAGGCAAAGCGGCTGCGGCATATGTCCAAAAAATAAGGTTCCCCGGCTGATTGCCTATTCCTTGGTGCTGATATCCTTGTGCAGCAGGCCGTCCTCGCTCTTTTTGAACGGCAGCGCCTTGCGCCGCGCCTGCTCCTCCGGATTCCAGCCGCACCGTTCGCAGAAATCCGGTGCGAGTTTTGCGTACTGGCAGGCGTTTCCGCCTTTCGGCAGGCCGCACCCTGCGTGCGGGCTGCTCTCGTTTTTTTCTTCCGGCATGTTTAAATCTCCTGTATGTCGATTCCAAATTTTGATCGCATGAATTTCCGGTTGCGCAGATACTCCTTTGTCCGCGTCGGCTTGGACTTCACATCTTCGACGACGAGCTTGCCGCCGAATTTGTACGAAAAGTCCGCCGTGTACCGCACTGCGCGAATGCGCTCACCGGTTTCGGTGATGTAGCTCTCCTGCAAAGTGAACTGCGGTTGCAGGCGCAGATCGGAGATAATGCCAGCCCGGAGCATCACCATCAGCTCGTCATACCGCCGCGCCTCCTTCTGGCTGTCGAACCGGACCCCGGTCCGCTCCGCCCGCTCGTTGTGGTACTTCGCATTCCCTCGGCTCCCCTTGCGAAGGGGAGCTGGCGCCGCAGCGCCTGAGAGGTCGAGCTTCTGCCTTGCATACAGCTCCCGCATCCTCGGCGGCATGTCCGCCATCGATTCAAACCGCAGCCCGCTCATTCGGCTGCACCATCCATCTTCGCCCCGCAGCCGGGGCAGTATTTCGGCAGGCAATCCGGGTTATCCGTGCCGTCGTCGATGCAGTATCCGCATTGAGAGCAATGCCACACATCAAGCACAATCTCGCCGTCTGCATATCCGTCGCCCTCACCTTCCCACTGCCCATACACCACCTCCGCAACGTCGGCGGCGGGCACTTTTTGCAACTTATCAAACAACCGGCTTACCCTCATCACGGGCGCCATGCACGCCTCGTTTACCCATTCATTCGCTGCTTTCAGCGCCGCTTCGCGGCTGATATAGCCCTCAAGCATCGTTCATCCTCCTCATTTTTGCTCCGCAGTCCTCGCAGTAAGATGCACGGTAGTCATCCCATTCGTGTTCTTCACCGCAATTTGAGCAGATTTGCATGCCGTCTTCCTCCAGCCATACGCCATACACAATCGGCGCAGCATCGGCAGTGCGCTGACGAAGCAGGAGCGTTTTCACACGCTGAGGTGTCTAGTTCGGATTGTGAGCGTTGCTGGCTTCAAAATCTTCCAGCGCCGCTTCGCGGCTGATGTATTCTTCAGGCATCGTGTACCTCCACACCTGCGTTATCCAGTATATCTTCAAGCAGCATCTCGTTGTCGTCGCCTATGTATTCGCCGCGTTCATCAAAATACTGGTATGAGGTATATTCTCTTGCCTCGATTCCGGCGATCCGCCGCAGTACCTCGTTGTATTCATCGAGTCCTCTTTCCGCCGCGTCCATTATCTCCTGCAGTTGTGCGCTTGTTATGTGCTTAGCCATCCTTCTTGCCCTCCATTCTTGCCCGCAGCAGCTTCGCGTACAGGGTGATCGTCAGCGTGTCCTCTACCACACCGGCATTTGTCTTCCAGCACGGCTTTGCCGTCAGCCCCCAGTTTGCATGGTTTCTGCTCGTGCCGATAGACATGAGGATCTTTCTTGCACGTTTTCTGGTCATGGCCTGCCCTCCATTTCCCGCAAAGCCTTCTCGGCTTCTTCGCGGGTGAGAAAAATTGTTTTCCCTATGCCGCTCTCTACGGATGGGAGGAACGGGTACGTTTCAATGTCCCACTTTCCCTGTATTGCGAAGTATTTCATGCTCCCGACTCGGTGCTCGAAGATTTCTCCGGCAAACACTCTGTATAATTTATCGCCCACCTTGCACGGCAGCACCACCACGCGCTCGTCCTTGTCGGCTTCGGCAAGCTCGCGGATGTGATGGAGCAATGTAAGCTGCTCAGTCAGCGTTTTTGATTCTTTCAGTGCGTAATCAAACAGTTTCCCCAGAGCGGTTACTTCTTCTGGCTCCCGCCCCGTGTCCTCGTAGGCCGCAAGTCGATCTGCCATCTGAACGACTTCGGTCATCGTTAAGTGGTACAGACCGTGCCCATTTACCAGAACACAATCTTCATTCCGGCTTGTCAGTCGCTCCATCGGCATCCTCCTTCCCTTGTGTTTCCCGCGAAGCCCTCTCGGCTTCTTCGCGGGTTAAAAATATGCTCTTCCCGATTGCATTTTTATCGAAAGCCGGGCCGCCTGCCGTCTCGTAGATGACCTCGCGCACCGTGTGCTCATACACCCTCACCCCGTCAGTCTCGTACACCTTGCACGGCAATATAATGACGCGCCCGTCCTTGTCGGCCTCGGCAAGCTCGCGGAGGCGGCTAGGCTCCACTCCCAGCGCCTGCGCTGCCAGATTTATCATCGTGTCCTCCGTAAATGGAGCCTTGATTTCCTCCGGCGTCAGGCCCGTGTCCTCGTAGGCCGCGAGGCGATCAACAAAATCCGCCTGGTACTGCACTCCGCTGAAATTTACCCGCCAGTATCCGTCTTTGAAATAAGTCAGTCGTTCCATAGTTCTTCCTCCACATACCGCCAGCTCTGCGGCGGGCGGGTGACCGGCTTGGGTTTTGCCTTGAGCGCTACCTCTACCTCATTTGGCACAGCGTAAAATTCCCGCAGTTCGCGCGGGGTGTCGTAAATCTTGAGATTGGAGATGTGCCAGCCGAAGCCTGTGGCAGCTCCGAGATACTGGTGCAGCTCCGCAGGCTCTAGGCAGGTTGGCCGCGCAGCATCCGACGGGATCCTTCCCGCGCCGTTAATGTTGATGATCTCATCGCACAGAAATTCCCCGATGACTTTGCCGTTTCCGCATTCGTAGATGTAGCACTTAAACGGTGTGTTCATCTTCGGGCGCGTCTTGCGCACCTCGATGGTCTTCCGCCCGTTGATGATCTTCTCGCACCACTCCGGGCGAATGCTGATCAAAACAGCTTTGCTCATGCCTTGCCTCCTTCCTCCGGCGCGCCCGGCAGCGTCATCCAGTGAGTAATCAAGTTCTGCGGTACCTCCCAGTTATCGCACGTCCATCCGTCGCTTGGAAAGTATCTGGCCATATCTACAATCGAGCCGCCCGCGTCCCGAAAAGCAACGAGATATTTGCTGAGACGGTCTATTGGCAGCCTGTCCTCCACGCTGATCCACTGCGGCACCTTCTCCCGCAGCGCCGCGTTCTCGGCGGTCAGGCGCTCGATCACGTTAGCAGCCGCAAACTCGATGTATTCCCGCCGATCTTGGATTTCTCCGACCTTGCAGTTTTCGCACGCGTCGTCGTGTCCAAGCCCCTTCGCGCAGCACCGCAGCGCC